AGCGTGTGATGCTGAGCGATAGGAGACTCGTCAATGTCAGAGTTCTGGTGAAGCGACTTTACTTGGTCGTATGCACTTCGCTCTGCCGGATTGGGTTTCATGGTATCATTCTAGCTGTAAGGAGACGATAATGAGTAAATCTAAATCAATTGGGACAAAAGCGGAAACCGCTTTGCGTAACTACATCTTGTCCGTTGGCTACACCGAGCTAGAAGCTCATCGAAACGTACTCACCGGATCTGCCGACGAAGGCGATGTTTGGCTACGTCACCCAAGTTTGGGTCTAATAATATTTGAAGTAAAAGGTGGCAAGGCTGCCAAGGACGCTTCCTACGAGCAAGTGAAAAAGTGGTTCCTAGAGGCAGAGACGGAGAAGAAAAATGCTAACGCTAATTTTGGTTTTCTTGTTACTCAGCGTGCTGGGGTTGGTTACCCGAGAGCGGGAGAATGGTGGGCATACGCGAAACTCGGAGATCTGGTACATCTTCATAACGCTAGCCTGTCTGATGTTGGTCCTTTGGTTCGCGTCACAGTCAGCGATCTAATGAGCTTAGTCAGTGGCTAAGGAAGGCTATGATTTGGCGTCCGTCCTTCTTGAACTCGGCGAGGGGCTCGGCGAGGCGTCCCGTATCCCTAATCTGTATGACTACATCCCTAGCGACAAGCAACAACTCTTTCACGCAGATACTCACCATGACCGTTTGTACATTGGAGGGAACAGATCAGGAAAGAGTCTTGGGAGTACTATCGAAGCGATTTGGTGGCTTACCCATACGCATCCTTTTAGAAGTACCCCTGACGGACCAATCCGAGGAAGGGTAGTAGCAGTTGACTTCCTAAACGGTGTCGACAAAATTATCCTGCCGCTCTACAAGCAATGGCTTCCAAAGACATACCTTCTTAATGGGAGCTGGTCAGATAGCTACTCAAAAGAGCGGCACGTGCTAACTCTCAACAACGGCAGCTTTGTAGAGTTTATGTCACAAGATCAGGACCTTGATAAGTTTGCGGGATCCTCCAGGCACTTTGTTCACTACGACGAGGAGTGCCCACACTCAATTTTCAAAGAGTGCCTTGCCCGACTGGTTGACACCAACGGCGTATGGTGGATGTCGCAAACGCCCGTCGAGGGTATGGAGTGGATCTACGATGAGATCTACTTACCCGCTAAGGATGGAAAAAAAGATATTGGAGTCACCGAAGCGCAGATTTTTGACAACCCCACACTTACATCAGAGGCCATCACTAGATTCCTTGACATGCTACCACCCGAGGAAAGAGAGATTAGATCCAAAGGGCAATACGTGCATCTTGGTGGCTCGGTCTTCCCGGATTTCTCTCCACTTACACATTGCATCCCCAAAGGGGACTTTACCCCCACACCTGATCACAGGATTGTTCGGACGATGGATTCTGGCTATACCAATCCAACCGTATGGCTGTGGCTTGCCATTGCCGCCGACGGAACGATTACAGTTTTTGAAGAGCACTATGCTTCTAAGAAAACGGTTGAGGAGCATGCGGTTATCGTCAACCGAATTACGAAAGAGATTGAAGCAAAGTATGGCTGTGAGGTTTGGCTTACTACTGGTGACCCTGCCATCAAGCAGACTAAGGAACAAACTGGGACCAGCATTCTTCAGGAATACCAAAAGCATGGGATCTATATATCGGTAGATTCGATTCCTCGTGACCGACGCATCGGACTTGAGCGTATCCAAAAGTATCTACGGCAGCACCCTAAAACCAAAAAACCTCGGCTGATGTTCACAGATGACTGCCCAAACTTAATAGCAGAAATGCCAAAATTGAAGTGGAAGAAGTGGGCATCTGCTAAAGTAGCTGAGCAGCATAATAGACAAGAAGATATTAGAGATAAGGACAATCATTGTTACGATGCGTTGAAGTACGCCATGACATTCATGGACGATTTGACGCCGGAAGAATTATCGGGCGCAGTAGTTCGAGAAGAGTTCCATTCAATGTTTGCCGAAAGGTTCTCGCCATCTACACCACTTCAGGAAACTGATGACCGTGACTCTTGGGGATCTGGCTGGTCGGTGCCAGGTTCAACAATCAACCTAGAAGGATAGAGATGACTACAATGAAACCCGCTTTTCGTTTTTACGAAGCAGGAGCCCCCTACCCGGCAGCTTGTGTTTTTTCCGGACAGACAACAAACCTCTGGGAAGTTGGCTCGCTGGTAATTCAAGGCGAAGCTCTGCCCATATTACTTAGCGACAACATACTCGTAGAAATTGCAACTTTTACAGGTATGGTATCTAAACAGATTCACGAATCAGAAACTGCAAAACTTACAGCAAGAGTTCAGGAGCTCGAAAGCCAAATTGGCGCAGCTCCGTTACTACTAAAGGAGCTAACCATAAATGTCAACAGTATTCTTACTGACTTCGTCGCTGCTCTGGCTAGCGTCCCTCGTAACGATCGCCCTACTAGCGTCAAAAGTGATAAAGCCGACGTTGGAAGCATTGAAGCAAAGCCTGGACCTCCAGCTCAAACAAGACAAAGAAAGAGGGAAGGCGCTTAGTCAAGCCTTGAACCTTTTGGCAAGTAAGGAGCCAATGGCATATCAAATGCTACAGGCCGGCACACCCGAAAGTCAACCATTTGACCGCTATAATGGGCCTTACACTACAGGCGAAGAATATGAGCAGTTATTGCAGTTTGAAAAACAGCAAGATAAGCTCTGGGAAGATATAGGTCTAGACGATGGCAACGAGTGATTTCGAGCAGCCCGGTCAATCTGAGATGTACGAAAAAGCACCTCCGGCTCAGGACGGAGAGATGCTAGAAGATAGCGTACTCAACAAGTTCAAGAAGCAGGAAAGAGCTAAGGACCTAGTCGCTTGGGTGAAGTCTGAATACCAGAAGTGCAAGAGTGCCCGTAAAGCAGAAGAGAATGACTGGTACATCCAGCTAGCTTTTTACAACGGCTACCAGTATCACGACTGGCGAACAGTAGCAGGCAAGCAAGGGCTAGCTGAAGAGCCAAACCCAGCTCAGCTACCACGCATTACAGTCAACCGCATCGAGCCGATCGTGCGAACTGAGATCGCCAAGACAACTGCTCAGAAGCCATCGGCAACTGTAGTCCCAGCATCTAACGATGAGGATGACTTGCTTTCGGCCACAGCTGGCGAACAAGTCTGGGAGTCAATCTACCAAGACAACAACTTCCAAACTGACATCCTGCAAAAGGCAGAGTTCTGGCGCTCAGTATGCGGTAACGGATTTATCAAATGTTTCTGGGATCCTAACGTCAAGTACTACTCCTCAAGAAAAGTTGTAGATGAGATGACCGGACAGAAGACAATAGATCGCCAAGTTACTTCCATGGGCGATGTGAAGTTTGAAACCATTTCTCCGTTCCATTTATTCGTACCGGATTTGTCGCAAGAAGACCTGCAAAAGCAGCCCTACGTCCTAAATGTTTACACTAAGAGCGAGCAGTGGGTAAAGAGAAGCTTTGGCAACGTATTGCCTAAGGACTTCAAGCCAGCAAAAGTTTCAGCTAGCGAGATCCAAGATGCTTCGCTGATGGATCTGCGTGGCGTTGAAAACGCAAAGCCTGACAGCGTCCTTGTAATTGAGATGTGGATCAAGCCGAACACTAACTCAAAAGTTCCTAACGGTGGGTTGATTACAATCGTTGACACTGAGATAGTCCAGTTCGCTGAAACCGGCATCCCTTACCACCACGGCGAGTATCCTTTCTCTCACCTAACTGGTATCGCTAACGGTAAGTTCTACCGCCGCTCGGTTGTCAAAAGCTTGATTCCGTTGCAGAGAGAATACAACCGCACTCGCTCACAGATCATTCACGCCAAGAACCTAATGGCTAAGCCTCAGATGATGTATGACGAAGGCTCAGTTGACCCGCGAAAGATTACAGCTCGTGCCGGAATCTGGATTCCAGTTCGCCCAGGATTTGCTAGGCCATCGCCTGTTCCAATTCAGCCGTTGCCTAACTACGTAATCCAAGAGATTCAGCAGCTGCAGTCTGACTTCGAGGACATCTCAGGTCAGCACCAAGTATCCCGTGGCGAAAGCGGTGGACTAACAGCTGCAACTGCCATTGCCTACCTTGGTGAGCGTGACGATGCTTACTTGACTACAATCTTCCACAGCATCGAAGCTGGGGTTCAGAGAATGGCCAAGCAGTCTCTAGGTCTCTTTGTCCAGTACGTTGACGAGGCAAGACTAATCAAGATCACTGGCTCCGATGGCTCGTTTGACGCCATGATGCTTTCAGGCGCAGACATTGCATCTGGTACGGATATCCGGGTTGAGTCTGGCTCAGCATTGCCTACAAGCAAGGCAGCTCGACAGGCCCTAGTTACCGAATGGATGAAGATGGGCTTTATCCCACCAGAGGACGGTCTACGTGTACTCGAAATGGGAATGCTAAAGCAGTACTACAACATCATTAAGATCGACGAGAACTCATCTCAGCGAGAGAACCTAATGCTAAAGAAGGTTACCGAAGAGATGATCCAGGAGCTAGAAGAGAACTGGAACGAAGGCGCAGCTAACGGCGATGAGGACAAGATAAACCCAGAAACAGGAGAGCCGCTACAGGTTCCTCCTATGGTTGCCGTCAACGTGTGGGATAACCACGCTGTCCACGTCGAGGTACACAACAGATTCCGGAAGAGTCAATCCTTCCAGCTATTGCCTGACATCGTAAAGGCAGAGTTCCAGAAGCATATTGCAATGCACGAGCAAGCCTTACAGGCTCAGCAACTAATGCAGCAACAAATGCAGCAAGCACAAGGAGAAGCTCCTCAGCAGCAATCAGCCGTTGAGGCCCCAGCCCAATCAGGGATGACAGATCAGCAATTAGGATAGGAGACGCATGTCCGAAGAAATAAACATAAACCCAGAAGAAAACGAAGAATCTACTGAAACTGAAGTAGAGGTTGAAGCACCCGAAGTGGCAGAAAAGGTCAACCCTGCTTACGAGAGGATACTTGCAGAGCTCCCAGAAGCGTGGCATGCAAAGATCATGCCGCACCTGAAAGAGCAGGATAAAGACTTTCAATCGCAGCTAGAGAAGTTCACGCCGTTCAAAGAGTTCATGGACTACGACGCCACAGTAATTAGGGACAGCCTAAAGCTTGCAGACGTCGCAGTGAATGACCCAGTCTCACTTTACCGAAACCTAGCTGAGCACCTTCGCAGCCAGGGCATGATCGATGAAGCTGAGGCAGCTGAAGAAACTGCAGACGCTATTGAGGAAGATGTCAACTCAGGCGATTACGAGATGGACCCAGCTATCCGGAAAGAGTTTGACAGCCGCGACGCAAAAATAGCCGAACAGCAAAGGTACATGGATGACAGCAAGTTCCAGGCAGAAGTTGTCAAAGAACAAGCAATCCTAGAATCTCAGGTGCAGGAAGTGAACTCCAAGTACGACATTCCTCAGCCAACTATGGATCGCATCCTAAAGCTTATGGAGGTTCAGCTCGACCGTGGTGAAGATGCAACTATCTACACCGCAGCTAGAGAGCTGGCAGAAATCACTGGCGTAAAGTACAAGGCCCGTAGCGATCTCCCAAGAGAAGCAGCTCCAATGGTACTAGGGACTGACGGCGGCGCAGGTATGCCTTCAGACGCTATAACCATCCCTAAGGATGGAAAAGGCAAAAAAGAGATGCTAGAGCAAATGTTCCAGGCTCAGCTCAAAGGAACTGCAAACAGTTTGTAGTAGACAGTACACTAACCCGAGCCTCGTTTGGCTCGGGTTTTTGTATGTTCTGTGTGGTATTCTAGTAGTAACACAAGATACAGCCACACTCGGGGTCAGGGCACGGTGGCGATCCAAAACCCATATCTATAATAGGAGTTAAAACTCATGGCAGGACAGTCCATACTGACTTTCGCCTCTGAAGCGATTAAGCTTGTTTATGGTGACCTTCACGAGCAGCTCAGGGACAAGAACCCTGCGCTTCAGCTTATTGAATCGTCAGCGTCAAACATTACTCGTAACGGTAAGGAAGTTATCTTTGATACTCACCTCGGGCGTAACCAAGGAATTGGTGCACGTGGCGTTCGTGAAGTATTGCCCGCAGCTGGGGCACAGAAGTACAAGCAAGCTCACCTATTCCTAACCAACCTTTACGGTTCAATTGAGGTAGACGGTCAGCTATTCGAGCAGGCCGCAGATGACTACCAGGCTTTCATCAACGTTGTTGACATGGAAATCACTGGCCTAAAGCGCGACCTATCCGTTGACCTAAACCGTCAGGTTTATGGCGATGGAACCGGTAAGCTAGCCGTTGTTGTCGATCAGCCTACAACTACTACGCTTGAAGTTGACAGCGTTCACTGGCTACAGGTTGGCATGACAATCGATGTTGCAGATCCAACATCGGGAGTAAAGCAACAGTCCGGTGCCGCATCTTCAGTCGAGATCACTGCAATCAACGAAACAACCAAGGTGATTACCGTAGGCGCTGTACTTGGAACCTTCGACACCAACATCTCAGCCGATGACATCCTTGTTCGTTCTTCTAACGGAGTGAACAACTTCGGCAAGGAGTGGACAGGTCTTGCGGGTATCGTTAGCGACACAGGTACCCTTCACGACATCAACCCAACTGAGTACCCAGTTTGGAAGTCAACAGTTAAGACACTAGGCACTGAGGGTAGCCCAGGTACCCTAACTGAGCTGAACTTGATCAACCTCGTACAGGGTGTTGACAAGCAAGGTGGAGATGTTGACGTCATGCTAGCAAGCCCAGGAGTGTTCAACGCTTACTGGAACTTGCTACAAGGATTGCGTCAGTTCACTAACGGTGCAACACTGACCGGTGGACAGCGTGCATTCTCATTCGACTCATTGGGTAAGCCAATCAAGTTCGTTTCTGACTACGCTGCTCCAAAGGGTACGCTCTACGCTCTTTCCTCGAAAGAGATTGTACTCAACCGGAAGAAAGACTGGTCATGGATGGACCGCGATGGCTCAATGTGGTCACGCGTTGCAAACACCGACGCATACGAAGCTCGCTACTTCCAGTACAGCCAGCTAGGTACTTACCGCAGAAATGCACACGCGGTACTATCTAACATCGCTGAACTATAAAAATAGCGTAAAAAATGCTTGCTGGGCTAGGGCCGTCTCACCTAGCCCAGCAAGTTTTTTATTATAATAGGTAGAGACAAGAGGAGACCAAAATGGACTATATATCATTTGACAAAATTGACGGCCTTTACACCGACCTGCAGCGCCGGGTGGGTGCTGTAATAAAAGACCTTTTTCCAACTGTGAGATTGCTAAGGCTAGATAGCTTGCACCCGAGCTGGAACCCCAATGAACCCTTTGCTCTCGTAGATGAGCCGCACCTAATGCCGCCCTACGTAATTAGAACCATCCCAGAATCAGAGCTAGACCACAGATTAGTTGCTTGGTTGCTAGACAATAACAGCTCAGATCCAAACTCAAAGACAAACAGGCTTCACATCTTAGCTATGGCAAATAAGGCTGTAGAAGCAAAACGTGAGCTAGAATGGCAAGAGGGACGGCGCGATGTCATGGAATCAATCATGAAATCAAAGAAGAACGAATACAAGCATGACGGAAAGGTGCTTAAGCGCTAATGCCAGCAGAAATCTTCTCATACACAGCCCTCGACGTAGTAGAGCGAGTCAAGACGCAATTCGGTGACAACTCCGGAGCCCAGCTAACTGACGATGTAATTTATCGCTGGATCAATGACGGGCAGCAGGAGATTGTCAATAACAACCCAATTCTAAAAGCCACAACCACTACAAACATAATTGCAGGCCAAGCCGAGTACACTTTCCCTTCAAACAGAGTCCAGCTAATTGAGGCACTTTTTGTCGAGGGCAGGCCAATCAAGAATCTTTCACCTCAGGTTTACAGGGAGTTTATCCTTTCCGAGGACCCTCAGGGCAAGGCAACTCAAAAGTACCCGCTGCGTTGGTACGAGCGAGCAGGCGTAATAACTTTTTACCCCATGCCGGATACCGACATTGCAGACGGGCTAAAGATCGAGTACGTCAAGATGCCAACGTCTGTTACGTCTTCTAGTAGCGCACTAGGTGTCCCTGATAGGTACCTGACAAACCTTGTCAACTACTGCCTAATGCAAGCCCTTGAATACGACGAAAACTACGCCGCCGCTCAGGTCAAGATGGCGCAGTTTAGAGATGGCCTAGACAGGTTGAGCTACAGCGAAAACGTCTCGCAAAATGACATGTACTCCTCAGTTGCCCCTGACATAGACGATTATGTCTGAGCTCGCTAGGACGCGCTCAGCGGTACTGAAGGATTTCTCAGGAGGACTGAACAACTTCTGGGACCAATCGGTTATTGCCGATAATGAGCTGCCCTTTTTGGAAAACCTAGAGTTCACACCTAGAGGTGCCCTAACATCAAGACCTCCCGTATGGGTAGATGGTGATGAGACACTGCCTGAAGATGACGTGCACTTTGACCTGCTTGGTTTCTTTGTAAAAGAAGACGGCGCACGCTTTGGTATCTACACCTCAGCCACCAAGACTTACACCTATAACCTTGTTGATACTTGGGTTGAGATATGGGCACACAAGGCCGCTGACTTTGTTCAGTTTCACGGCTTCGTATTCATGTGCCGCACAAATGGTGCCGGTGCATACTGGGGGCCTGACGGTGCTGAGACATGGAGCGGCTCAGCTTGGGTAACAGGCGAGGCTACTGAAACAATTGCAACGCTTCCCGCAGCCTCAAACTTAGCGCTTCACCAAGAAAGACTGTTTGCATCCGGACCTCGCGGGACAGCAAACCAATCCACAATGTACTGGTCAAACGTAACAGGCGAAACAGACGGGTCACCTGAACAGGATTACCGCTACTGGGACGTTGCAACATCTTTTGCTGCAGTAAACACTGGTGACGGACAATGGATCACGGGGCTTGTCGCTGGCTACAACGACCTTACAGTTTTTAGAAATGACTCAACTTACCGATACACATTTAGCTCACTGCCTGAGCTTGGTTCCATGTCAAAGATCGTCGAAGGCATTGGTGCAGAAAACCAAAGGTCCATCGTTCGCTACGAGAACGCTATCTTGGTTCTTTCAGCCGATCAGGTTTACACCTACTACAACGGTGTCTTTACAAGCCTCAATGACCAGAAGGTCAGGTTTGAAGGAAAGGTAGCAGCCAGCACACTTGCTGTTCCATACTCTCTGTCAATCCTGGGAGCTAGGCTAATAGTCAATTACGCTGCAAGTATCTACGTGCTACAGCTAAAGACCGGGACTTGGTCTACTTGGTCTACTGACACTGGCTTTGCGTATACCAGAGTGGTACCAAGTCCTTCGGATGTTATTGACAAAGCCCTAGAAGGCTGGGCAATTTCAAACTCTGCAGCTGGCGGAGTAAGCTCTGTCTACCGAGTAGGTGACTATGTTCACGAAGGCGATGGCCCTGAGACGATGGTTTGCTCGGTCAGAACAAAGATATACGACTTCAATACGCCTAACGAATGGAAAAGACTGTACTGGTGGGCTGCGGAAGTAGCTGCAGTAGGCACTGTTACAGCTAAGATTTTCCCTGTTTCGCTGGAGACTACAACGCAATCGACGTGGGATTGGATGTCTACCTTTACTTGGGACGAGCTATTACCATCCGTAGACGGCGTAGACAATCCTGCGCCCTTCCCGTTCAACGTAACGACTGAAACTACCTTTACCTGGAACAGGCCAGAGCGCATAAACCTCAAGTTGGATCACGCAATGCGTTTTCGTCGGGTATACTTTGAACTGTACATCAACACGGACGGGACGGCGTCTACGGCCCCAGCGCAGATCTTTAGCATCACGCCAATGATCGCAATGAAGGCCCAGATTTCGGAAAGAGTTAGCTAATGGCAGGCGTTGAGAGAGGTGCACTAGGCACCCCAGAGTTCAACCCTTTTTCTGCGGGCGCTCGTATGTACGGCGGCGGAAGAATGAACCCTACTAGTGGTCCCGTTGACAAGGCTGGTTACCGAGAGCGAGACCTAAAGCGCCGCGCAAAGCTAAACGCTTTGCGAGCGAAAACAAAGGCTATGTCTACAAAGAATTACGCTAGCCCCGACTTTATGAGAGACCTCTAATGGCATCCGCTTCAATAGTCAATGACATAGCAGTAAGAATTGCTAATGGTAAGAGGTACCTTGCCAGTCAGCAAGCAAAAGGCAACTCTCAGACGGCAGCGGGCGCAAGCGCAAAGATCGAGCAGTACGAGGATCAGCTACAGATAGCTCGAGCTCAGCGGTACATTCAGCAGGAAAGCGCAAAGGGTAACTCTGAAACCGTAGCAGGTGCAACAGCAAAGCTTGCCGAATACAATGAAGACTATGATGAGAAGTACAATAGCGGCACTTCTGAAGAAGCAAATCCAGAAGACGATGCAGAAGAAGAAGAAGAAGTCAAAGTAGATGAGCCAACCGGCAATGCTCCACTTGACAACGCAAACTTACTTAGCAATATTCTCAACAGCCCTCTTTACAGCGAGGCGATCAAGAGCGCATACCTCACCGATTACTTGCCAGGGCTTACCCAATCCACTTATAACGTAAATGCAAAGCGTACCGCTGAGGTTCAAAACTCAGTATTGCGCCAACAAGCTCAGCGCAGAGCTGTCCGAAACGTTGCAGGGGATTACGCTTCCCGTGGGCTACGAACTCCAAAGATGATTACTGAGGGCATTGATCCAATTCAGCAATCTACAGAGCGTGCAACGACAGCTGCCCAGCAAGAAATCAGTGGACTAGAGAACTCACAAGAACTGCTATACGGCAAGACTACGGCAGATGAAGGCAGCTTTATTACTAACCCAGCAGCTTTTGGCGCAATAGGCGCACAAGCTCGCCGTGCTGCAATCGGCGGCCTACAATCGCTTCCTCAAAACTATGGCTTAACTCAGGTTGACAAAACCCCTACCGCTCCAAAGGAGCTAATGGAAGAGCCGGAGACTACTGCCAGCACAACCGAGACTGGCCGGACAAGAGAACAAATTGAGGCAAGCATTGCAGCAGGGAACAGATACCTTAGTCAGCAGCAAGCAAAAGGCAATCAAAAATTTGTAACTGGCGCAAAAAAGAAGATAAAGACTTACACAGATGAACTAGCGGCGTTAGGATAATGTAATGGCACTTACACCAGAGCAACAAAGACTAATGAAGGGCGGCCTCTACAAACAAAACAACTACGGCTTCGGCGGTAGCGGTAGGGGCACTACTAACTACTCTACAGAGCAGCCCTCAGCGCCAGAGCCACGATCCTACAATGCAAACTTTGGTGAGTTCGCCAGAAACACCGGCAAAGACGTCAAGAACTTTTTTACTACAGATGAGTTCAAGACTGCACCGGGCGAGCGAACTGGTGGCATGGCTGACCTCGCAGCGCTAG